CTCATGGGTCGTATCCTGCGTCTGGAACGGATCGAACGTCAGACTTTCGGAATGCAGCATTTGGTTGTAGAACGGCATGATGACACGCATTTTCTGGTTCAACATGTAACGGAACATGTCAACCGATTCCTGCCCGATTTCCCGGTAGAAATAGTAATCCAGAATCTTACGGTTCAGCCCGTAGAAATGTTGCCCGCCCTCAGGGGTGTCAACCTTGGTGTACTGCCAGCGTCGATCCTCATCGAGCACGCCTCGCAACTGTTCCTTGTAGATCGGGTAGTCGTCGGAGGTCAGTCCGAAGTCGAATCCCTGTTCCATGAGGTCCTTGGTGCGGATCGTGAATGTGCCGCCCATTACTTTTCGCCACCCTTCACACCAGGGATTTTCACAGTAGACGCCCCACTGTCAGTTTCAGCAATAGCTGCGGAACCCAATTCCATGCCGGGCATGTCCGCCATGTCGTCAACATTGACATTCCATTCCACACTGATATTCAACTCGGGCCAACGCCTGTTGATCCGGTCACACGCTTCCTGCCGAGAATCCAAAGCAATCCTGCGGGTGGCGAGCACTTCGGAATCGTTCGCGGAAACCTCAGCCGACACGAGCCGTTCACGCTTGTCCTGATTCGCATTATTGATACCCAGAAACGTCAAACATTCCGTCCACGTTTTCCGCTTGTCAATCAACATGTTCGTAATGGCATCCTTGTCCACTTGCATGTTGAGAACGGTGATAGCCTCAGCCAGATTCTTTTGGAACGCCTCTTGAACCTCAATCACGGACTGCCCACCGTCCAGTTGACGGTAGAACTCGCGCACCGACTTCGCCGTCTCAGGATTCGCGGCCAGCACGAACGGATGCCGCAGCGAGATAATGTTTGTCTCGACCGTAATGTCCATCATCGCCATGCGGTGCGCGTAAATGCCCACCATATCCAGCTCAGGGTGGCGCAGGTAGTTCGCCCAAATCGGCACAGCCTCCTTGGCCGAGACGGTGAGGCCGTCCAGGCCGGGCTGTGAACCGTTCGTGTAGATGTGGAACGCGGTAGGGTCGTAGTACATGTCGAGCGGGCCAGGGTTCGATGCCCTGAGGGCAAGAAACTTGCCCCATCCAGGGCGATTCTTGCCGGTGGCCTTGTCGATTTCCGGTGACTTGGTGTGCTTGAAAAACACGGCCAGCGCGTACCGGAACAGGGTGAGTTCGAGATAGCGGACCCGTACGTCGCCCAAGCTATTGTCGTCGTCGCGGTCGGGGAGTCCGGTCCATTTGAACCTGTTGCACGCGAGTTCGGTGATTTGCCGCATGTAGAACGATTCGATCAGGGACACCTGATTTTGGCCCTTGTTGTACCGAAAATTGTCGTACAGGCCACCGGCGTAGTCGGTATCCTTAGTCACAGTGTCACCCCTGAAAGCGGAGTGTTGTCCGCAAGATCAATACTAGCTATGTCGGTTGGGGTTGTCCACACAGTGACACCCTTCTCGAAAATACCGCGAATGGCCTGCTTGTACAATTCGGGACACGCGCCACTGGTCAAATAGGTTTCCTTCAACTTCCAATAGGTGAACTTGGTCATCACCTTGTAATCGGACGGCATGACATGGAACCTGTTGATTGCGTACCCGTACCTGAGCCAGTATTCACCGATAGCATTCCTGACGGCTGCCTGTAGTGTCTTGACGCGGAAGAACACGCCCCATTTTGCCATGACAAGATTGAATGCTTCCCCACCCATCTGCCCGGACGTGGACGGCTGTAGCATTTTGGTGTCCTGCACGCGGGCATTGATGCCACGAATCTCATTCTCATGGTCGCCCTTGGAGACGCTGATTGCCAGTTTCTCATTCATTCTGGCATTCTCGACACCCACCAACATGTTATTGGTTGCATTGGTGGTCATGACGTTGCCTTGCATTGCCAGAGAGCTAACGTCTGCCAGGGCACCAATACCGATACCGGCTGCCGCTGCGGCAGCCATGCTACCACCGGTGGCCCGCGTGCCCATTCCCTCCATGCCTGCCTGAGCGCCACCGGCAATGCCCTTGACGATACTGTTCGCGCCCTGCCCCATTGTCGCGTTACGTTCGTTCATGGCATTCATGTAAGAGTTCTGAATACTATTACGCGCAACATCAACCGCATTCGTGGCCGACTGACTCGCACGGTTCTGTGACCAATCAGCACTGGAATAGCCGTAGGCAATGCGGTTCTGGTTCGACGCCATGAACCCCAAATATGAATCGTTCACCAACGAGAATTGCGGCAGATTCATAATACCCGTGGTCACGTCAAGGTATTCGGCATAATCGTTCGGCAGCGTGTCAGACGACTTGTCCGCGAGGGCTTCCGTATCGGAGGCGTATTCTTTGCCATTGTACTTGAACGGGTAGAACGCAATACGCGAGTTCGGCGGCACAAGGTGCATTCCCATACCCACATACAGATCGTCCATTGCCAGACATTCCGGCTTGAGGATGACAGGGTTCCCGGTGTAGGAAGTCATTTCAAGCAGAGCGTACGGATAGGTCTGGAACTTTTTGAGATTACTGTAACGGGACGGAACAGCAATCTTGGCGCGCCAATCGTCCGCAATCTTGATAACGTCGGCAATCGCTTCACCACCGATCACGGACAAGACTTTCGCGTTACCTGCCCATGCGAGCGTCATTTCTGTTGAACTCACTCCGGCTTTCACTTCGGCGTAAATGTCGGGAACTGCCGTAATGGAAATGATGCCTTGAGTGACCCACGGAACCTCGGTAGCATACAACATGAATTGCATGAAATCGGTGGGAGTCATCAAATAGATTTCACACCCGTTAGGAATACGCTCCCAAATCGTGCCCTGTGCGGTCTGCAACTTGGGAGCATCAATGGTGCCAGGATCGATTTGCCATGTCACCGTGGTGGTTACCATGACTGTGTAGTCGGTGCTCTTGCCCTCGGCAATGATGTGTTCCATATGGTCCGACACAACATATTCCGAACCGGTATCCAAGCCCTCAGGGACCGTCAGGTATTCCCGTCCGTGATCCTTGAACTGGTTGGAGTTGGCAATGCCGATATGTCCGCGTTCGATGTAGCAGCGTCCGAAGGTGACGAACCGGGAAAAGGTTTGCCACACGTCCAGTTGGAGTGTGAGCCTTGTTGCTTGCGGCGCCATGTATTCCACGCCGACAATGAAATAGTAGAATGTGCGCGGCTCATCCGCACCCGTGATCGGCTGGGTAGGGTTCGTGACCCGAAGGTAGTTGTACTTGAAACATTGATTGAACGGCAGTCCGACAACCACCGGCTCATTCGCCCGAAGATAGGACGCGCCGGTAGTGTACTCCGGACCCTTCACCGGGGACGCGGTCCCATTGATGTTGATGACGCCGTGGTCAAGAAAATCGTCAAGTTGCGCTTGGGTGGTGTAGCCAACAATATCGCGGTAGCTACCGTCCCATGTGACGTTGTGGAAGGAAAGGGAACTGTTGGGTGCCCACGCGGCATAGTTGAAACTTTGACCGAACGTGTGTTCCTGGGCCTCACCATAAGGCGGATTGCTAATCATCATGCGCCTATCTGAATCATGCAGTTGAGCCATTTGTGATCTGACACGTTGCCAGGGTCAAGGGTGCGGGAGTCTACGCCGGTTGCACCGTATCCGCTGTACAGGGCGTCAATGTACTGGTTCCCGGCAGGATCATAGGTGTCCACCTTGTCACTGATCCTCGGGAATGCGCCGAGCACCTTGTCAGCGTCCATGGCGAAATCGCCCGCAATGACAACCGGCCATGTACCGTGCAGTTCGCGTGCCTTGGCGATATCGGCAATCTTCTGGGCCGGTGTGGCAACGGACGCTGGACGGGTGTGATTCACAATGAAATCCAACCCCTCCTCAGTGCCGATACGTTCCAGCGGCAGGCACAGCGCACCGTGATAGTTGTCACCGTACAGTACCTCGCGGTGAGCTCGCGGGTGCCATGCGCGATGATCGTAGAAGATGGTGACGGTTCCCGTGGAGAGACTTACGGCAACATGGTTCGGGTATTCCTTGAGAATCGTGCGGACCATGATTGGATCAGACTCGGTAATACCGAACAGGGAAACGTCCATCAACGCTTTCACCGTCCGTGCCCGCGTGACACTATCGGACGGCATCCCACCAAACCGATGATTCTTCTGCGCACCGAACGCTACACGGAACTTCACCGTGGCGGGAGGGGTGACGGATGCAGCGTCCAAATGGAAATCGGGGTCACGGCGGACACCACGGAAATAGTATCCTTGACGTACCTTGAACACGGACAGGGGTGTTTTTCTCACGCCGTATGCGCGACCGCGTGCCTCAATAACTGTATCAGCATCAAGCATGATACCAACATGAGAAATATAGCCACCCGAATAGAGGAATGCAAGATCGCCCAACTTCGGGTCGTCAACCGGCTGCGTCCTGTGGTAAAGACCGTTCGCGGTAGTGTCAGAACGCACATTCCCAGTAGCGCCATACCACCAGTACACCATGCCAGAGCAGTCAAACTTGTCCGGTCCATTAGCACCCCACACGTACGGTTTGCCAACCTGGGCCAACAGGAGCTTTTCAGCTTCAACAGTGTTCATTTCAGTCTGGCCTCTCGATTCGCAGCACTCGGTAATCATGAGTATATAGCAAAACACCCCGCACCGGTGAGGGTGCGGGGTGCTCCGAGCCACGGCTCAGGCTGCGGGGAACCGTGACAGCTTACGGGACGGTGACGGTGACAACATACACCTTCGCGGCACCCGCACCGTTGTCCACCTTGACGGTCACCGTGTAGCCGGGTGCACCGGCAACAACGGTAGTGGTCACATCGGGATCACCAACGGCGTCAACGAGCACCTTGCCCTTGTTGACAACCGTTCCGGCAGGCAGCGTGAGTGCATAGGTGAGGGTCGCCGGAACGATACCGGCAACCGGAACACCGGCAATCGTGATGCCCTTCAATACTGCCGTGACACCAGCAGGCCATGCGGTCTTGACCGTACCGGCAACCGTGAGGGTCGTTGCGGTCGAAGCGACCGGATCGAGCCTCGGGTTGGTCGGATCGGTCGAGACGGACAGTGCTGTGATTGCCAGGGAGGTTGCGGTCTCATTCCCTGCCACGTACAGGACGCCGTGCTGCGTGATATAGGTGTGGCTGGAAAGGTTGCCGGTCATGGTGTACTGGACTGCCACATCAATACCGGCAGGGTCAGTCACGGTCGAGGACGACAGGCTGTAGATTTCTCCACGCTGCACGGTTGTCTGAGTGACACCATCGGAATCGGTTGCCACGGGGGCTGCGACACTGGACACGGCGAATGCCTTACTGTTGATCTGGACGGTACCCGAATCCGACGTGAACATGATCGCCGGAACGAAACGGGAAAGGCTGTAAATGCCGTGGTGGTGCAGGAAGTAGTTTTCGTACAGGCCTGCCGGGTTCGGCTGGTTGCGGTTCTCGATGAGGGTATCAAAAACCATCCAGAAATCCTTGGTGGTCAGAATGCCCTGCGTACCGTCCACCCCGAAATGTTCTGCCGGGAGTGCAATGGTGCGCTCGAAAACCTGCTCCGCCTTTTCCAGATGGAACAGCGGGGCCAGAGCGAACACATCGATGGAAGCCAGGAAATCAGGGGTGCCGATGAGCACG